TCCTACAACTTCACAAGGTGGTGAAATGATGTTGCCTTTCTTATGGCCTGAAAATCATTTGGATATTACAAAACCCAATTGGCATGAAGACATGGGACTTGTGACAATCCATGATTTCGATATCTTACGTCATGCAAATGGTGGTACCGACCCAATTACAGTTACAGTTTTTGTATGGGCGGAGGATGTCACACTTTCTGTTCCTACTACTGTTCAGGTTCAATCCGGAACTGCAGATAGACAGTTAGACGAATTTGGATTTCCTACTTATGATGAACAAGCAGGAGGTATGAAGAAGAAAGGATCTTCAAAGAAAATGAACAATATGGGTAGCTCCGACGAGTTCGTTAAGGACGGAGTAATAAGCAAACCAGCTTCTGCTATTGTGAAGGCTGCTAATGCTTTATCCATGATACCAGTCATTGCACCTTATGCTAAAGCTACTGCTATGGTGGCTTCGCAAATTGGTCAGGTGGCTAAAATCTTCGGTTATTCGAGGCCACAAATTCTTACTGACACTCAGTCTTATGTTCCTAGATTTATGGGTAATTTGTCTAACACTGATACTCCTGAAAATGTTGTTAAGTTGTCTGTTGATTCTAAGAATGAACTTACGATTGATACAAGAGTTATGGGACTTGGTGGTGAGGATGAACTTGCTATTGCAGCAATTGCCCAACGACCTTCATTTTGGCAACAATTTGATTGGCCGGAATCTGCTACGACTGATTCTCTTTTAGCATCAATGGTGGTTAATCCTGGTTTGGCAAGAATACTTTCTGCCGACCCAGTTTATGAGATTCATCCTACTGCCCTTGCTTTCGCCGCTGGTCCTTTTGAAACGTGGCAAGGTTCTATAAAATTCAGGTTCAATATTGTTTGTTCTGAATATCATAGGGGGCGTTTGAGGATTGTGTACAATCCGAAAACTAACAATGTCGGACCTGTTGCCTATAACCAGGTATATTCTACTATTGTTGATATTTCTGAGGATAGAGATTTCGAATATGAAGTCAAATGGGCTGATGTTAAGGCTTGGAATAAGTGCATCGGTACTACGCAAATTCAGTATTATGATACGTTTAGTACTACTGCTGGTGTGACAGCTGGTGAAGACCTTGACAATGGGAGTCTTAGTGTTTATGTAGTCAATGAACTTGCAACACCTAGCACTACCAATTCAGCTGTTAAGATACAGGTTTGGGTTAGCGGTGGTGAAGATATTGCTTTTGCTGTTCCTACTGCCACAAAACTCAAAGCTTTTTCTTATTTTAAGGAACAGAGTGATATTGCCCCTTATGTCGCACAATCGGAAGAAGCACTTGCTGTAAGTACTGATGATTCCAATTCTCCTGATTGCTCAAATGAGATTCAAGCTTTTGGATCTAATTCTGATTTAGTGAAGGACGATAATCAATATTTGGTTTATCAAGGGGAAAGAATAGTTAGTTTTCGTGATTTATTGCGAAGGTATAACTATCATACGTCGTATTGGCCTGCTTCTGTAGGTTCTGGCACTAGGATGGTGACCATGAATATTACGGATTTTCCGTTTTATAGAGGGTATGATCCAAATGGTGTAGACGAAGCTGGATCAAGTGTTGGCACTGTGCCGTATACGTTTTGTAATTCGACTTTGTTAAATTACCTTACTCCTGCGTATGTTATGCGTAGGGGCGGATTACGTCATAAAGCTTTGATCACTGATATAGGCATAGGTGGTCACAGTGGATCACTTGGTGTCGGTCGGCATAATCTCAGGGGTACATCCAATTTCATGAGCTTTTTCAATTTAGATGACTCAGTTGTTGGGCAACGTAAGCGAAATTTTCTTTTGACTTTACGTTCTTCCTTGGGAGGAACTGCTGTTACACCAGTTGCCAACAATCCGTGTTTGGAATATGAAACTCCTTTCTATACGGCAGGACAAAGATTTGTTGCTGCTAGGAACACTGATTATTATAATAAAATTAACATGGGGCATGAACTTTCTACGGAAGTTCAAGGCACCGATGGATCTGATGCTATGAGAGTTGACAAGTATATCTCTACTGCAGAAGATTTCCAGTTAGGACTCTTTATAGGAGCACCAGTTTATTATGCTTATTCCGATAACATAACACTATAGATCATTTGGATTCGATCATAGCTAGTAGATATATTATATATCGGGGAGACGACAGTCTATAAAATGTCGCAAGAGATTTTCTCATTTTGAGAAAGTCAGGATACTGCTCGGCGGCCGAGCAGGGGTAATAGATACCTATCTATTTCCTGGACGAGATGTTTTACACATCTTACGTTGTGCTATTTGTAGCTCAAAGGTTTTATATACAAAACCCTAGTAAGATGTTCGCATCTTGCTTGG